CTCGTTTTCCGTGCCTCCGGATTCGGTAGGGTCGAGCTTCATGGTGTCATTTTCGGTTGCCCCGGCGTTGTGCTGGGGCAGTTTCTTTTCATCAGCGTGGTGGTTGTGGGTTGAGACCGCCCGGCTGATTTTTTTATGTTATGCCTGTAAAAAAGAAAGATGGCGCGGAAGTGAAGAAGGCTCCCGCGCGGAAGAAAACAACGATGCCCGTAAAGATCGACGAAGCGAAAACGCCGGAGGATCTTTTTGCTGTGGACACCATCCCGCAGGACATTGGCGAAGTGATGCCGGAGCCGCATGAGTTTCTTTCCGAGACTCAGCGCGATGGGGAGAAGTTCGAAGCCGCAGACATATACCGGGAGACATGGGAGCAGCTGAAAAAGCTCGGCTGTGCTCCGCTGGTATCCCGGGAGCTGCTCGAACGGTACGCCGTGAGTACCGCCCGGTGGCGTCAGTGTGAAGCGATGACCACGAAGCTCGGGTTCCTTTCCAAGCACCCGACTTCTGGTAAGCCGGTCACATCGCCATATGTGGAAATGGGGATTGACTACATGAACCAGTCGCTCCGGCTCTGGGATGAAATCAGCAAGATCATAAAAGCACACGGTGAAGCTGACGCAGACGAGACGGGCTCATCCATGGACTTAATGGGCAAACGCCTGTAAGTCAGAAAGGACAGTAAATGTACGAGAAGGTCAACCCCGCGCATCCGGATAAGGTCGCAGACCGAATTGCGGGCGCGCTTGTCGATTTAGCTTACAGCCTCGACGACAATCCGAAGATTGCCGTCGAGGTTCTTCTTGGCCACGGCATTTGCCACATCATAGCAGAGACGTCGGTGATGCTCCCCCGTCTCGAGGTGCAGAATGCCGTGGCCCGCATTGCGGGAAATCTTACAACGGACTACCGCGAGGTAAAGCAGGATGTTCATCTCGCCGAGAATCAGGCTGGGAAGATCCGGTGTGGTGACAACGGCATCTTCAAAGGTGTGCCGGTCACCGATGAACAGAAGAAACTCACCCAGATCGCAAAAGATCTCTTCGATCGGTATGGTACGGACGGGAAGTACATTCTTGACGGCGACCATCTGATCATCTGCCAGAGCAATGCGAAAACGGAAGCCCTGCTTCAAATGCATCCCGGCGCAACGGTTAATCCCCTCGGCGAGTGGACGGGTGGTTCGGAAGTGGACTGCGGCGCAACCAACCGGAAGCTGGGCAGCGATATGGGCGATTCGGTAACGGGAGGCGGTCTCCACGGCAAGGATCTCTCCAAGGCCGACGTCAGCGTGAACATCTACGCTTGGCTCCTCGCTCAGCACGAAGGGAAACCCGTGGAGCTGTGTTGCGCTATCGGCGACGATACGGTGAACGGGATCGAGTACCAGTTCATCGTTGGGCTGGCCCGTGCGTTCATCAAAAAGATCGGCGGATTTGAGAAGTTCGCGGAATGGGGGCTGATCCGATGAAGACAACCACAGAAATGACCCTTGTCCCTATCGGTAAGCTGGTCCCTTACGCCAATAATGCCCGGACGCACTCGAAGGAGCAGATTCTGAAGCTTCGGTCTTCCCTGAGAGAGTTCGGCTTTATCAACCCGGTAATCATCGACCGGGACTACAACATCATCGCCGGTCACGGGCGCGTTTTGGCCGCGCAGGAAGAAAACATCGCCGAGATTCCTTGTGTGTTCGTAGATTACTTGACCGAAGCCCAGAAGAAGGCGTACATCCTCGCGGATAACCGCATGGCGCTGGACGCTGGGTGGGACGAGGAAATGCTCCGCGTGGAGATCGAAGCCTTGAAGGACATGGCGTTTGATCCGCTTCTTACCGGCTTCGATGAGAAGGAGCTGGATGCGCTCTTCGCCACGGACGAAGCAAAGGAAGATAACTTCGACGTTGATGAAGAGCTGAAACAGCCTGTTTTTTCTCAGCTCGGCGACCTGTGGCTTCTCGGCAAGCACCGCGTTATCTGCGGCGACAGCACCGGGGAAGAAGTTTACACCCGGCTGATGGACGGCATGAAGGCCAACCTCGTTCTGACCGACCCCCCGTACAACGTGGATGTTGAGGAAACGGCAGGGAAGATCATGAACGACAACATGGGCGACTCGGAGTTTTATAACTTCCTGCTTTCTGCCTACCGTTGCATGCACGCCAACCTCGCCGACGACGGGTCCATCTATGTGTTCCATGCGGATACGGAAGGACTGAATTTCAGGAAGGCGTTTAAGGACGCCGGTTTCTATCTTTCTGGGTGTTGCATCTGGAAGAAGAACAGTCTGGTTCTGGGGCGAAGCCCCTACCAATGGATTCACGAGCCGTGCCTTTTCGGGTGGAAACAGAAAGGCAAGCACCAGTGGTACAGCGACCGTAAGCAAACGACCATCTGGGAATACGACAAACCTCGCTCCTCGAAAGACCACCCGACCATGAAGCCGATCCCTCTGATGAGCTATCCGATCAAGAACAGCACCATGACGAACGGCATCGTTCTCGACCCGTTCCTTGGGTCCGGGTCAACCCTGATCGCTTGTTGTGAGACCGGTCGGCTGTGCCGCGGGATCGAGCTTGACCCGAAGTTTGTGGACGTGATTGTGAAACGGTACATCGAATGGAACAATGGTAAGTTCGACGACGTTTCGGTCATCCGAAATGGTGAAACCCTTCGTTTCGACGAGGTCGCTACATTCGAGGCCTTGGAAGACTGACGCATTTTGCCGCGGTTTTTGATGGTACCCTGTGTTTCCGCTGATTGTGTACAGTTACCAAGTTGTCCTCTCGTAGGCGTTTTCATATTGTACCCTCTAAATCTCCGAAACCCGTTGATTTATTACGGGTTCAGAGTTAATATGAGTAAAACCTAAGCAGGAGGGTACAATATGCAAAACGAAATGATAGGGGCCACGGATCAGGGGACGACAGTCTTTGCGGTGAGCATCCCCCGAAGCTATTTCACTGAGACGGCTCTCAGCAATCTCCGTAAGATCATGGACAGCAAGGCCGCGCTTTTGAAGAAGGCGCTCGGGACGGATCGCCTTGACATCATTGAAACCGACGACGAGATTCAGTTCCCATGGTTCCCGGAACCGAATGCGGATGAGTTCGTCACCTACGCTTGGCTGATCGACGGTCTGTGCGAAATGGCACGAAAGGCAAAGCGTGTGGTGGCCACGGGAAGGCCTGTTGAAAGCGAGAAGTACACGATGCGATGCTTCCTGCTTCGGCTGGGCTTCACCGGGCCAGAGAATAAAAAGGCCCGGAAGATTCTTCTTCGGAATCTCACGGGAAGCGCGGCGTTCCAGAATCAGGAGAAAGCTAACGCCTTTAGCGAGAAACTCAAAGCTAAGCGCCGCGATGCGAAAGTGGCTCGATCCGAGGCCACGGAATGACGGTGTGTTTTCAACAAAACACACCCCGAAACATTGTGTAAGTTATTATCGCAAATAGCGTTGATATTAGCCCCCGAGTATGGTAATATGGGCATACCGAAAAGGAAACACCCCAAACCATACACGGAGGCGCACAATGAGCAACAAGACCGAACTTCAGATCGCCGCGATGAAGGCCCAGACCTTTGGGGTCGAGATCGAGATGAACAACATCACCCGCTCCGATGCGGCTAAGTTGGCCGCCGAGTTTTTCGGAACCGGACGGTGGGAGAACACCGCGAGCCGGAACGGATACAGCGCATGGAGCGCTTGGGACGCCGAGGGACGCGAGTGGAAGTTCGAAAAGGACTCCAGCATCCAAGGCCCCGATGATGAAAAGTGCGAGATGGTTACCCCGATTCTCCACTACAACGACATCGAAACCCTGCAGGAGCTTTGCAGACAGCTCCGCAAGGCTGGCGCGAAGAGCACCCCGCGCAGAGGATGCGGGATCCACATTCACGTCGGCGCAGAGGGCCACACGGCGCAGAGCCTCCGGAACCTTGCCAACATCATGGCAAGCCACGAAGACCTTCTCAGAGAGGCCCTTTACCTCGACGAAAGCCGCCTCGGGACCTACTGCAAGCCGGTCGATCCGAATTTCCTCAAAGAAGTAAACGGGAAGAAACCGCAGACCATGGCGAAGCTCGCAGACATCTGGTACGAAAGCCAAGGCGACGACTACATGAGAAGCGCCCATTACAACCCGAGCCGCTACCACATGCTTAACCTCCACGCGACCTTTACCAAAGGCACGGTTGAGTTCCGCCTCTTCCAGTTCGACAACCCGCACCACAACGAAAAAGGCGAGCAGATTCAGGGCGGCATCCACGCGGGGAAGCTCAAGGCTTACATCCAGCTGAGCCTCGCGCTGAGCCAGATGGCAAAAGAGGTCAAAACGGCCAGCCCCAAGGTTGCGCACACCGACAACAAGAAGTACGCCATGAGATGCTGGCTCCTCCGGTTGGGCTTCATCGGGCAGGAGTTCGCCACAGCCCGCGATGTCCTTACGAAGAACCTCCCCGGCGACGCGGCCTTCCGCCACGGCAGAAACGCCGCCTAAGCCCCTCCACGAGCGCCACACGCCGCCTTCGGGCGGCTTAAGGTGGTAGAAGGGTAAACCACCCTCGAAAGGAGAAAAGGCTATGGCAGCGAAGAAACGAGTTTACTACATCGCATACGGAAGCAACCTGAATGTGGAGCAGATGTCGCGCAGATGCCCCGGCGCGAGACCGCTTGGGACCACCCTCCTCCAGAATTGGCAGTTGTCCTTTAAGGGAAGCAAAACGGGAGCATACCTTACCATCGACCCCGCTCCCCGCGCGCTTGTACCCGCGGTGGTGTGGGAGGTAACCCAATCCGACATCGAGGCCTTGGACCATTACGAAGGGTACCCGGTCTTCTACACGAAAAAAGAGATCGAGGTTACCTACCGGGGGATCCGGACGCACCGGGCAAGAACGGTGACGGCCTTTGTTTACACCATGACCGAGGGCAGACCGGTCGGGATTCCTACCAACAGCTACGTTCGCACCTGTGCGATTGGATACGACGAGTTCGGCTTCAACAAGCAGTTCCTCTGGAGCGCGTTGGACAGAGGTTACAAGGAGGCGATGAAGGATGCCTGAGATCAGACGAACCGCGGTTTGTCCGCGTTGCGGCACGACCTACCACGGAGTTCCTGCGGTTTCCCGGACGGATAACAAGACGCCCATTTGCCCCGAGTGTGGGGCAAGGGAGGCGCTCGCAGCTCTCGGGATAGACGAAAAAGAGGTGGAGCAGATCATCACGACCATCCGGGAGCATTCCAGCGGATTTGATGGCCGGGAGGGAAAGGAGTAAAACACACAAGTAGTCCTCCGAATGATTGTGTAATTTATTACGCCGGATTGGGTTGATAAATCGCCCGGGGTATGGTAATATGTTCCTACAAAAAGAGAACGGAGGCCAAACCCCATGAAGAACACAGTCAAGAAGACCACGCGCAGAACCCCGGTAAACTACCAAGGATTCCTTGCAATCAAGCGCACCGAAAGCTGGTGGGAAATTCCTTACGCTTGCGCAGGACGGTGCTACGGGGTGACGGTTTGGCAGTCAAGCATAAGCGGTGACTGGCTGGTTTCCTGCGGCGCGGTGGTTGAGGGCGCAAAGGATTTTGAAGACGGGATGCGGAAAGCTCTGAACTGGCACGGAGTTCAGGCCTACGCTTTTCCGGAGTCTAAAGAATACCTGCGGTGCATCCTCTACAATTACCGGTAAACGAACGGAGGCCAAACCCCATGAAGAACACCATCTACACCTTCATTACCAAGGACGGGAAAAGATACAGCCACAGCGGGAACAACCGCTTCGAAGCACAACAAGCCATTGAGCTTGCCTTTCGCATCGACCTTACCGGCTCCACCTTCGAGGAAGTCTACAAACTCCGGGTGGTTAGAACCGGTACGGTCCGCTGAATTCTGCCCCGACAGGAGGTTACCTACCATGACGTTCAACCCTTCCACCCTCGCCCACATCCGCACCCTCGCGGATCAAGGGGCCACCATTGGCGGCTCCACCCCGCTGACCGTTGGCTTCTGTGAAGAAGCACTAACCCGCATGCAACAGGACCCCGCGGTCGTCAGCTACAACTACGACATGGCGCTCCCCGGCATCGACGCAAAGTTCATGCTGGTAATCAACCGCAACGGTACGGTTGATTCCGGTTCGAAGGAACGCGTCGAGCAGGTACTGCGGATGCGGTAAGATCCGCACAAGCACGCCCAAGAAGAACCCGAG